ATGCTTGCCGTCAATCCACTGCGGCTGTTGCCGAAGCGCTACGCGACGTATACCGATGACGATCGCGTGGCAGTTGAGGCGCAGGATCGTGCGCCGAAAGAAGATGTGCACCGAGACCGACGGCCAAGCGAAGAAGAATTGACCGAGATCCGACGCATCATGGCAGGGGGAAAGCCCAAGGACCGAGAGCGGGCGTTTGAGTTGCCGTATCGGCCGGCGTTGGTATTCCTGTTCGAGCTGGCGATCGAGTCCGCAATGCGGATGCGCGAGATGTATACGCTAGACGTCGTGCAGTTTGACGTCGGCCGCCGGACGGCCGCGTTGGAGCGGACAAAGAACGGCAGCAAGCGTTCAGTGCCGCTCACGACGGTGGCAGTGGCAGCGTTCGAACGCTACGTCGAGGCAGTGAACGGTCATGACCCGGCGATGTGCGGTTTTTCGTTCGAGGGCGGCAGGCTCTTCCCGTGGGTCGGTGAGATCGAGGCGGGCATGCGCGCGAAGAATATGCCAGTTCTCCGGCGGAAGGTTCTCGAACGCGTCACCGTGCGGCTGTCGGGCCAGTTCGGTCGGCTATTCAACGCCGCCGGCTGCCCTGATCTGGTCTTCCATGATCTGAGGCATGAGGCGACGTCGCGGCTGTACGAACGGACGACATTGAGTGATATCCAGATAGCGAAGATTACCGGTCATACAGATCCCAAGGTCCTAATGCGTTACGCGAACCTGCGGGGCAGTGATCTGGCCGCGCGGCTTTGGTAGCGTGCCGCGTATACACAACTGCTTGGCTGGATCTCTAGGGCGATAGTCCTCTTTTCGGAGGCGTAGCTCGGCATGCGTTGCGACTGCCGTCGCCAATTCGCGAAACAATACCTCGGGCGATGGAGCATACTAGGCTAGACCGGAGGGCACGATGGGCACCATAAGCATGCAAGCAATCGTGAGCAATAAGACGATTCAAGTCGTTTTCACGCCAGGTGACGAGCAGGCTACGATTTACATCGTGAATGGAGAGCAGGGATCGTATCAACCCCGCCATATGAGCGTTCGCGAATATGGCGAAGCCGGAATGTCCGCCGAGGAGATCGTTCGCCATCTCCTCGAAGTTGTTTCAGCCTCCGTCGAGGAGCTCGATCGCGTGCGTCCTAGCTGATCAATTCAAATCAGGCCAAGCACGACGGCTTTGGGGCCGCTGCCCGTCATTTGACGGGCAGCAGCCTTCTCATGCAGCCTGTGCGGCTGGATTGTTCGCCGGCAGGTCGGGCAGACGCGGCAACGCGCGAGCCGTGCGGCCGGCCTTGCGTGCGGGTGCCTGTTGCAACTGCCGCTGAATTGCGGCATGCGTGCGGCGATCAGTTTCCGCGTAATCGGGTCTGGTGCGGCCTTCGAGGCGTTCGAGGGTTTGCTGCTGCGCCTGTTCACGGAGGAACGCGACGACATCGTCTTCGAGAAACACCCATGCCCGACCGATACGAGCACCGACGATGTCGCCTTGCTGCGCCAGTTTCATCGCCGTGGTGCGGTCGACCTTCAGGAAGTCGGCGCATTCTTGTAGATCGAACGTTCTCACGCAATGCCCCCTGCAGCCCGATCGATGCGTTCGATCTCGGCGAGGATCAGTGCAGCGGCTCTCACGAGATCGCGACGAGGCGTGGTCGGTTTGAACCAGCATGCTGCCCATGAGCTTGGCCAGTAGTAGGCGGCTGTATCAAGATCCCAACCGGCAGCAGACACAGCATACGCGACCGCTGCTTCAGGCAATTCGCCTTCTGTGTATTGATCGTCGCTGGTTGCCCCCCGGCGTTCTACGGCAATTTGTCGGTTGCGCTCAACGAGCACATCGCGGGCAGAGGCAGTCCGTGTTACTACAGCGTGCGGTTCCGTGCGGTCGGGATAGATTCTGAGCAGCGATCGCGTGATTTGCTCGATCGCGTGGCGCGTCGGGCGGCTAGATTCACCATAAATTCGCAACGCCCCTTGGCGCGCGGATTCAATTGCCCTGTGGAGTCGTGCGGTCCGGACGTCTAGCGCAGCAAGTGCCCACGATGCAACGTCGTCGGTCGAGCGCGGCCGAGCGTCCGAATAGTGCTCAGTCAGGTACGTTCGTAAGCGTTCCGTCGACGCGTTGTTCGCCAGCGCATCGGCGCAGTGCGTTTGGGTACCTGTCATTGTCATTCTCCTGTGGAGGTAGCGGGCAGAGCGCGAGCGAGTTGCATCAAGCCGGTTTCCAACGTGATCCCGGCGGTTGCTGCCCAGGTGCGCGCGTCCTGCGCGGTTTTGTGGCGAGCGAATGACCCGATCTCGTCGGCCATCAGGTCCAGCAGCTCGATGTCGGCCGCGTGCGAGATTTCGGCGATCAACGCGCGGATCTCGATGCGAAGGGCGTCGAATCGCGCGAGCCTGCCTTGGCGGGCCTCCGCCAAGGCTTCGTTCATCTCGACCGGTTTGCGCCGCGCGAGCGGCGCTCCGTCCTTCTGGATCGTTTTTACGGGCGTCAGCCCGTCGTTGTCCGACTGCATCGAAGTGCCGTTGACGCTCGCCAGTGCGATAGCCGGGCGCTTCTTCGCGTGTTCCCGCTTTCGCGGCAGCGGACGTGGGGTAGAAGTGGCCGGGCGTGGGGTCATTGGGCCGCCTCCTGCGCCAATTCATGCGTCCAATCTGGGTCGGGCAACTGAAGGATGTCATCGAGCCACTGAAGGACGAACGGCAGATCTTTCTGACGCTTGACGCTTTCACTGCCGAGACGCTTCCTAAGCCATCGAGCGCCTTCTTGAACTGCCTGCATCCGCGTCGGATAAATCGTGGTGCCCGGGCCGAATTTCAGTGGAGTTGATGCGAAGCTGTCCCCGAAGTTGTACATAGCCGCGCAAATCCACTGATTTGCTTTCGGTTGGGCCACGTAGATCTCGGCGATCGGCTTTTTCGTACGCTTGCTGTTGGGCGATCGAAGGGTATCGGTCGCGACGCAGCGACCGTCTTGATCCGGTGCCGTCACGGGGTAAATCCGTGCCTTTTGCGGAGTGTCGAGGAGATCGGCGAGCGGCGAGAGTGCCGTATGGACGGCTCGAATCGTTCCGGGCGAAAGCTTCCCGAAAACGGGATCATGCAGGACTGCCTGTAGCGCCTGCAAAAGTTGCTTTGCACAGGCATCGGTGATCTTTGTCGCTTTGGGCGCGGCCGGCTCGTAAGGCTTCGTGTTGCTGGCTAGATGCTTCTTCGTGACCTTCCCTTTGCCGGCCTCCTTCGCTTTCGACAGGCCGGACACGATGCGTTCGAGCGCTTTGTCGCCGCCGTGCAGGCGGATCTGCTCGATGGCCAGTGTGCCGGTACATTGGCCGTTCCGTATGAGCTGATGCAGTTCGACCGGTGCCCGTTCGAGCAGGCCGACGTCGCGGATCGTTTGGTCGGTGACATTCAGGCGCTTGCAGATCGCCGCAAGCGCCATGCCGTGAATGTCGCGCAGCTCTGCGACGGCAGCGGCCAGATCAAGCGGCGACGACGGTTTGCCGTTGTTGCTGAGATAGCCGTCGATCACCATTTCGGCGCGGTTGACCGTCTTGGCGTCACGGACGACGACCGGGATCTTGCCGATGTCCTTGCCTGTTTCGATTGCCTTGCCGGCGGCAAGGTAGCGGTGCTGCCCCTTGTACACGAACAGCAGATCCTTCCCGTCAACCTTTCGCGCGTAGCAATGAAGCGGCGAACCCTTGTCGTACCCGTTCTCGATGATGAGGGCAGTAAGGTGCGTCACCCATTCGGGATCAACGGGGCGGATGTTGTCGGACGGGTCGTAATGAAGTTGGCCGTACGGGACCATCCACAGGTCGGCTGACGTTGCGCCCGCAGCGGCCGCTGCTACCTTCGCGCTCCCGGTCGGGATCGGCGCGGTCAGGTCGAGCTGTTGCGTGCGGTCGTCCATTACGCAACCTCCTGCGGTACCGCCGTCCGCGCCTTGCCACGCTTCTTCGCTCTATTGATCGCGTTCGACGCCTCGACGCCCGCTGCGCGCTTGGCGTCGCGCAGGCGTTTGATCGCGTCAGCGCAGTTGCCTTCGTCGGGAATCGAGATCTGCCTGCGCGCAATTTCGGTACCGTCGAGGATCAAATATTCCGTATGCACGCTGTCCGGCAGCGGACGGCGCCCGACAACGTACTTACCGATCAGGAGCGGTGTCGACGGACGGCGTGCGCTCCGGTCGTATCGCGTGAAAGTGCGGAGTGAGAGGGTGTCGCGACGTTCGACGTCGAATAGGGGTTCTGCTTTGACTTTGATGCGCGGCATGGTGGTCTCCATGACGCCGGGGCGGGCTCGCCCCGGCAATGTCGGGGCGGTTTAGACGGTGACGTTGTAAGCGGTCGTTGGGGCGACGACCGGATCGTCTTGAAACACATTCACGACGACAAACAGCAGGGCGGCGACGACCGTCCAGCGGAAGATCTTCGATTTTTCAAAGTTGCTTTGGCGTGCCGGCTCGGACGGGGTAATGCGGGGTGTTTGCTCGTCTCGGAGCCATTCGTGACGGTCGTAGAGCTGGCAATCGATCAGGCGGCTCGCTTGACAGTGGTGAGCGACGGGTTGCGAGGCGTGCAGTTCAGGAAGTTCGCGATTCATCAGTTCCTCACGATAGGTTGTGACGTGAGGATGATAGATTTTCTATCCAATCATATGCAAGAAAAACTATCCTTGTCGGTAGAAAATCTATCTATTGAGATCGAGTAGGCAATAGTCAGGAGTGGGTGTGCAAAAAAAATCCCGCCGAAGCGGGACTGCGGGGAGCGAGTTATCGCCGGCGATATCGACGGTGTTCAACCATCACGCCAATAATCCGAACGGGTTCGTGTTCGCTATTTATCGTTGGATAGTCGGAATTCAGTGGGACCAGCTCAAACACTTCCGCGCCAGTCGTACTCACGCCACGAAGCCTGTACTTCTTGAACGTGGCTTCTTCTTTGCCGTTCTTAGCGACGACATAGTCGCCCGGCCTAGGTGCAATGGCTGGCTCAACGATGATTCTATCGCCAGGCATAAACTCCGGTGCCATCGATTCCCCCTCTACCTCAAGGGCGAACGCATGATCCGATAGCTCTAGATCGGTTAGCAGGTACTCGAACGCACCGCCAGGTGGAAACGGAGTGATTGCCTCGCTCATCAGGCCGGCTTGCACGCTGCTGATCAGCGGTATGCGACGCGTGCCGACATTCGCCGGGACAACGTTCCCAATGGGCGTACCCGCAACGCCGGGGATGGGAATTGCATGTTTGGTAATACGTGCGATCTCAAGAATCTGGCCGAAGCTTGGCTCGTGACGGCCGTTCTCCCACGCTGACACGTTGCCGCGCGTCTTCCCCAATCGCTCCGCGAGTTCATCTTGCTTGAGGCTGGCAGCTTCGCGGCTGGCCTTTATCCATTCACCGATGTCCATGCGCTCAATGGTAAGAAAATCTTGCGCGCGTATGGCTATATTTTCTATCTCTCGAATGTTAGAATTTCTATCATTGCGCTGATGATGGAAGCTCATGGACAACATCGTTGAACACCCCTTGGATCGGGCCGCCAAAGCGGCCGGGCTGACTATGCAGTCGCTTGCAGACCACCTTGGCGTGACTCGCGCGGCGGTCCAGCAATGGAAGCAGGCGGGCCGGCGGGTGCCGGCTGAACACTGCCCTCCAATTGAGCAGCTTTGCCACGGTGCCGTGCGATGTGAGGAGCTGAACAGTCGGGTCGATTGGGCCTTCGTCCGCCAATCGGGGCCATCGCCAAGCGCAACGCATGTCTGCAACAGCTAACGGTGCGGTTTCGATCGCACATCTCGAATCCTAGTGACGTTTCGCGCGTCGCGACAGGATGAAACGCTCCGATCTCAAACGCTATGACCTGCCGATACGACAGTACCGAATGGCTGGACGTCCTCTATACGTCTGTTCGCAACACGCCCGGCGGTGTCGCCGACGCGGCGAATCACCTCACCATCCGACGCGGTAAGAACATCACGCCAGAATCGCTTCGCCTTCGCTTGCGTGGTGTTGGCGACAGTCGCTTGTCGATGGAAATGTTCGAGCTGCTGATCGAGTGGATGCAGGAAAAGGCAGAGGGCGAGGCGTACGCGCTTGACGCGCTGCATGCGTTGAACGCGCGCTTCGGGCTGGTTGCCGAACACGTCGACGACCATGCCGCTGACGACGTCAGCGAACCCGGCACGCTGCGTCTTGTATCGACGGCGCTGCACCTGCAGGCGCATGTTGGTCTCGTTGCTGACGACGTGACGCGTGCGCTGGCTGATCAGCGGATCGACGATCAACATGCCGAGAAGATCATCGCGACCGGCCGCAAGGGCCAGCGTCTGTTCCAGCGTTTGATTCACGCTGCTCGCAACCTCACCGCGCGTCGGCGCCGTCGTCATGGAGCGGTTTAAGCCTGGCATGGGGTGCTGCCGGCCTGACCGTGAACACGTCGGCCTCTGCTGTTCGCCTGAGCAGCAATTGGCATGCGCTGTCACGACGCTCGCATCCCGATTCGAGTATGCCCCCGCCGAAGCGGGGCGCTTGCTGTCCGAATTGCTCGCCACGTTTCCCGATCGCCTCGCTCCGATTCTTGCGGAAGCGAACGCAGCGGGGCGCGTGCGCGTGTTCATCGAGCGAGCTGCGCGCGCATGCGCCGCGCTCGCGACCAAGGCGGAACGTCACGCGTTCCGCGACCAGCTTACCGATCGTCTCTGCGCGCTGGACCTTGCCGCGTTCGACGATCTCATGTCGGCGGAATGGCGTCGACTGCGCGGCAAATAACCGGAGACACATGTGAACGTGAACGGGACCAGTAGCGCGTTGCGACGCGGCGCATCGCAGTACAGCCGCTCGCCGAGCGGACGGCAGTGCTATGCGGCGGGGCGGGCTGCATGGCGAAGCTTTTCTCACAAGGTCGAGCGCGACCGTCGTCTCGTCGAGTTGGAGGCGGGTCGTCGTGCGAGCTAACGGCGCGCAACTCAACGAATTGTGATCTGGCCGCCAATAGTGACTCGGGCGGCCAAAGTAACTTTGATCGAGGGAATTTTTGTATGGCGACACTGGACCAGATTATTCAGCAATTGCGTGCTGCGGGTCATCCTGACCTGCCCGCCGGGCATCCGATCGCGGACGGCAAACATCACCGATACGGGCCGCGCAAGAAATACTGGTATCAGCTTCGCGAAGTCATCAGCAAGGGCGCGGTGATCGGCTATGGCGGTACGTTCGGCCATTTCTCGGGCGACGATCCGGGCACCGATCGATTCGAGTGGAGCGGCGCACCGCTGAGCGAGGAAGTGCTCGCGGAGACGCGTCGCCGGCAGGAAGCCGCCGACCGTGAGCAGGCGGAGCGTGACGCGCGTCAGGCGAAGCTCGCCGCGAACCGCGCGCGAGATCAGTGGAACCGCGCGGCAGAGCACGGCGAGTCCGCCTATCTTGAACGCAAGCGCATCACGGCCGAAGGCGTGCGTTTCGACGCGGACGGCACGATCTTCGTGCCGATGTATCAGTACGGCGATGACGCTCGGCTCATCGGTCTGCAGAAGATCACGCCGGACGGCGCGAAGCGCTTCAACAAAGGCATGGAAAAGAAGGGCGCGTCGTATCTGCTCGGCGAGGTGGGCGCCGACGACCAGATCGTGCTGGTCGCCGAAGGCTACGCGACCGCGCGATCGATCCGCGTGGCGGTCGACGAGGCGTTCGCGGTCAATGTCTGCTTTGACGCGGGCGGCATCCTCCCGGCCGTGCGGTATTTGCGTGCGACGTATCCGGATGTGCATGTGGTGGTCTGCGCCGACGACGACTGGAAGATCGAGCAGCGCATGCGCGACTGGCTTGCCGACGAGTTCGGTTTCCGGGGTGAACTGCCGTTTGGTGCCGACCCGGTACGGATCGAGGCGAAGAACACGTGGTACATGGTCGCCGCGTCACGCCGTCGTGACGACAATGGTGTGCCGTATGTCGAGGTCAGCTACGGAAACGACGTGATGCCGTTGCGTCGTAAGCGGTTCGAAAACACGGGCCTGAAACGTGCGTATGAGGCGGCAGCGATGGTCGCCGACGTCAGCGTCGTCTATCCGGTATTCGCCAAGCGCGGCGAGCGCAAGCTGACCGATTTCAACGACCTGCACGTCGAAGAGGGCATCGACCCTGTCCAGGCTCAGGTGCAGGCGGCGATCTTGCGCGTCATCGCGCCAGCGAACGAAGAGATCCGACCGGCGACGGTTGCGGTGTCGACCGCGAACGACACGCCGACGAAATCCGCCGCGACGTCCGCTGCCGCGAAACAGCCGGAATGGGATGGCCGCGAGGCGGAGAACGGCGCGCACACATGGGAGCAGGATCTCGCGCGTTCGGACAAGGGCACGCTGCTGCCGACGCTCGGCAACGTGCACATGATCTTGGCGAATCACAAAGCGTGGCAGGGCGTCATCGAGCAGGACGACTTCGGTGGCCGCGTGATGAAGCGCAAGGCACCGCCGTTCCGGCAAGGCGTGAAGGGCGAGTGGACTGACATGGACGATCAGCGCTGCGCGCTTTGGTTGTCGCAGCGCTACGGCCTCTCGGTGCGCACCGATATCGTGATGAACGCGGTTCTGTTGGTGGCGGACGAGAAGCACTTCCATGACGTGCGCGAATACCTCGAAGGGCTCAAATGGGACGGCGTGTCGCGCATGCGATCGATGCCGTCGACCTACCTGCGTGTCGCCGACAGCGAGTATGTGCGGCTCGCGTTCACGAAATGGATGATCGCCGCCGTCGCGCGCGTGATGGAGCCGGGCTGCAAGGTCGACAACGTCCTGATCCTCGAAGGCAAGCAGGGGCATCGCAAATCGACGGCGCTGAAGGTGCTGGCCGGCGCACCGTGGTTCACCGATACGCCGATCCAGATCGGGAACAAAGACACATACGCGGTGCTGGCCGGGAAGTGGGTGATCGAGCTGGCCGAGCTGGACTCGTTGAACAAGGCCGACTCGTCGGCGGTAAAGAGCTTCTTCGCGACTGCCGTCGACCGGTTCCGCAACTTCTACGGCAAGCGGGCGACCGACGTCCCCCGTCAGTGCGTGTTCGCCGGCTCGGTCAACTTCGACACGTACCTCAAAGACGAATCGGGCAACCGGCGTTACTGGCCGCTGCGTGTCGGCGGGCTGGTCGACATCGACGGCATTGTGGCCGTCCGCGATCAGCTATGGGCGGAAGCCGTGCACCTGTACCGCTCGGGCGTCGTGTGGCACGTAGAAGAGCATGAGCGCCCGCTGTTCGAGATCGAACAGGCGGAGCGTTACGAGGGCGACGTGTATGAGGACAAGATCGCCAAGGCCCTGGAATTCGTCTCGCGCACGACGATGGAAGAGATCCTCGCGGACATCCTGAAGCTCGATACGTCGAAATGGACGCTGGCAGAGCAGCGCCGCATCGGCAAGGCGTTGAAGTCGCTCGGCTGGGTGCGCAAGCGCGAGTCGACCGGATCGCGTGGCTGGTACTACGTGAAGGAGGAGCAACAGCAGGAAGCGGAGCGCGAACTGGTCGCAGCGGGTGATGACGACAGTCCGCTGTGATCGCGTGGCGCGCTGTGCCTGCACGGTAAGCGCGCCACATGCCCCGTCGTGGCGCGCTGCGGACGTCCCATGTCCCAACGTCCCAAGGCGCGGTCTCGGGCGCGGGTGCAGGGGCGCGACATGCGCGACGTGAGCGGCGCATGTCGCATGTCGCAGGCGCGCACCCCTGCAAGCCTTTTCCCTTGGGACATTGAGACATTAGGACGAATAGGAGAGAGTCGTGATTGATTTGATGGAGCGGGCAGGTATAGCGATGAGCGTTCGTGGTCAGTTCACCGACCCGATTGCCGATCCTAAAGTTACTTTGGGGGCACTCGCATTTGCGAACGATCTCGGTCGGTTGCTGGTGCGGATCAAGGCGGGACAGGAGGCAAGGCCGGGAACGATCCGCAAGGCAACGTTGCTGTTTGCGCAGATGATCCGATTGTCGGGCCGGTTTAAGCGCAACCGGTTCACGGGCCTGAACCGTGAGGAGCGTCGCGATCAGCGCGCAGGACGCGAAGTCGAACGCGCGAAGGTTGATATTGTTGAGCGCTTCGCGTTGCGTGTGCTAGACGAGTGGATCAACGATCAATGCGTGCGGTGCGAAGGGCGCGGCATCGTGCGGCGGGACGGTCGTTATATTTGTCCGGACTGCGCTGGCTCGGGCAAGCGGCCGATCGACGATGCAGCACGTGCGCATGCACTCGGCATTCCACTTGATGAATATCGGCGTCACTGGTCGCGGCGCTTTCACGACATGCATTCGCTGCTCGATCACGTGAATGGATCGGTGTCCGACACAATGCGCCGCCAAATGCGAGAATGAAACATCTTTCATTTCAAGAGTAGATCGCGTAAACTTCGGAAATCCTTTACCGCGTTACTGGATATTCGCTGGCACCGCGCGTTAGTCGTGCAAACCTCTCGGGACATAAGAACACGTAATGGAGCCCGTTAGGTCGTGTGGGGGCGTTCGTCCCTACGAAGTGAATTCTGAAGCCCTGAGTGCGGAAGCTCTCGGGGTTTTTTGCTGTGTGCCCTTCGCAAAGCTGCTCCGGGTCGTTGGTCAGGTCGGATGCTCCGATTTCCGAGTAATATATGGATCGGACGTGGAATTTTCTGCGCCATTTCATATAACGATACGGGGGAATAGCGTGAGAACTGCTACTGTCGGCGCTCTGAATATTGTTATGCCTGAGCCTCATAGCCCGGCGCGATACGTTGACTTGCTTAAGAAGGCGTACAAGACCAAACGAGTTGTGAAAATCCGAGGACAGTTCGCCGGGATTCTGGGTACTTTCGGGGAGGATCTTGGCGATGGTTTCTACTACGGCGAGATATTCAAGTTCTACGATCTCAAGCTCACTGGGAAGTGGCTTAATATGCTTGAGCAGGCTCCGGCAGAAGAGGATGATTTGGCGGAACTGAATGTCCCCCAACATCTGAAGCCGGGTCTTGAGGCATTTCCGTTCCTATTCCATGCGCCGTCGCACCGGCTCTTCTTTGTTAGTCAAGACTCTCAAGAGCATCTGGGGCCGCAGGATGCTGGCAGATACTTCAAGCAGTTGCTTAATCAGCCGCGACTGACGGATCAGTTTAAGGAAATCGCCGTTACGGTCATTCCGGGCGCCGATACACTCGACAAGATCTTTAGCCTGCCAGAGCTTCGAAAGCTCCATATCGTCATTACGCCGCCGAATCCCGATGATTGGGAGGAAGTCGAGCAGGACGTCAAGGAGAGAATGGCAGAGCAGAACGCGGCGACAATGGTGACGGTTCTTGTCGCACAAAAGGGGGAGTCTCTGGAGCCGAATGAGCACACACGTTTGCTTTCCGAGGTAGCGCAGGCTAATGGCTATGTAGAGGCTCGCGGGAAGACCGAGATCGGGAAGGTCCAGACGCTCTCTACGAAAAAACATCCGATGTTGAGTCCGGCACCGTATGATCCAAACGCCGAGACCATTGTTACCGCGTTGAAGGCTGTAGCCAACGCGTATCTAGCACGTATCCGTCGTTTACGCAGACCTGCCTGAGGCTAACTCATGCTGAGTGACCTGAAGAGATCGTATCGCGGGGTACGCAACATATTCCGGCGATACTGGAGTGCATATGGGGGATGGCGAGCGGTCCTGACCTCTCCGTATCTCCATGCTTCAGCGGTTGTCACGGTGTTGCTCGCCAATCTGTGGGTAGACGGCAAATGGTGGGGTGACCCTATCGCCGTTTTGCCAACTATGGTTGGTTTTGCGATTGGTGCGTATGCGATTGTGTTGGGCTTTGGGGACGAGCGTTTTCGAAGCGTCATCATGACCCGGCGGAAGGGGAAAACGAGTCCCTTCGTTACAATCAGCGCGTCACTCGCTCACTTCATTGTCGTGCAACTTGCGGCATTCGGCGTTGCATTAGTTGCAAAGGGTCTCGACTTTCCACTTGAGGAGACGGAGGGGATTGGTGTCTATGTGTACTCCGTTTTCGGATCAGTCGACTTCGTACACAAATGGATATCCCCGGTCGGGTATTTCCTGGGCTTCCTGCTGTTCATCTACGCCATCGCGACGGCTCTCGCTACTGCCATGGCGATCTTTCGGCTGACGACGATGATTGAGCGGGACGAGGAGCCGAAAAAGACGGAGCCACCGAGACGTCGAGTGATGAGCCGAAGGCGGATGTTGGCTCGCCGCGCTCGAAATTGGCGGGTCTAAGCGGTTGATACGCATGGAGGAAGACCACGCCCAGCACTGTATTTTGTGGGTGTGGTTTTCCGTGTGGCCTGGGTGCTGGCTGTAACGTATCTTGGTTGGGCGGGACGTTTTTCCTTACGAAGTGAATATCGAAGCCTTGAGTGCGAAAGCCCTCAGGGCTTTTTGTATTGGGGCGCTGAAATGCGAATCGAGTCGACGAACGCTGGGCCGCGCGAGGTCTGGTTGACGTGGGATGAAGATCGGAGCATGGGGCGCGTTACCGCGCGGTGCTTCGTGTTTGACGACGCGATCGACCGTGTCGTGTGGGCGATGGACCGAGCGCGCGACGGCGTGACCGCCGATGTCGCGATCGGTGCGGGTCTGCCTATTTTTTGAGCAGGCGGGGACCCTCTGGCCATCGCCAGACGCGGGGGCTCGCACCCGCGTTTTTTCTCTACTGGCGAGTCTTCATAGGGGGTCATATTCATGCCGACTCAGCAGCAGATCGCTGACCATCTCGACCTTGACCAGTCGGCCGTTTCGCGGTTCGTCGACAAGGTCCAGCTCGATTACCGCGTGGCGTCGATCGACGAGATCCGCGTCGCGTACATACGTCATTTGCGCGAGGTCGCGGCCGGCCGGTCCAGCGGTACGGGCATCGATCTCGTCGCGGAACGGGCGAAGACCGAGATCGTCGATCGCGAGATCAAACTGCTGACGCTGGCCGAGAAGAAGGGGCAGCTCGTCAACGCGGCGCAGCTCGAACAGGCGTACGGCCTGATGGTCGGCGCATTTCAAACGGAGCTGCTGTCGCTGTCCGACAAGCTGGTGCAGGAGCTGCGCACGCTATACGGCGTCGAGGTCGATGTCGAATGGTTGAATGAGCATATATATGGATGCCTTGAGCAGCTTTCTGAATACGACCCAGACAGTCCACGCGGTGATTCGCCGGATCGCGACGATGCTGCGTCCGCCGGAGCGGATTGGGACGACGGATTGGGCACGCAAACATCGTAGGTTGAGCGCGAAAGGGTCGGCCAGCCCCGGCCGGTATAACCCGAACATCACGCCGTGGGTGTTCGGCATGCACGAAGCGCTGGACGATCCGACCGTGCAGAAGATCGTGTGTATGAAGTCGGCGCAGGTCGCGTGGACGGATGGCGTGCTGCTGAACTACATCGGCAAGCGGATCGACGTTGACCCGTGCCCGATGATCGTCATGTTCCCGAAAGAGAAGACGGCGAAGAAATTCAACCTGGAGAAGTTCGAGCCGATGGTCGAGGTGACGCCTCGCCTCTCGGCGAAATTGCCGGTTCACGCGGCCCGCGACAAAAACAACTTGTGGGATCACAAGACGTTCGCACGCGGCTTCCTGAAGTTCATCACGTCGAACGCGCCGGACGAAGTGAAGTCGACGCCGGCCCCGGTCGTTGCGGTCGAGGAGCCGGACGACGCGAATACGAACGTTCGCGAGCAGGGCGATTCGATCACGCTGCTGGAGGAGCGGAACAAGAGCTATTCGGCCCGGCGACGCAAGATGATCTTGGGCGGCACGCCGACCATCGACGGCCTGTCGCGCATCCAGCAGGCATACGCGGCATCGGATCAGCGCGTGTATCTGGTGCCGTGCCCGGATTGTGACGAGGAGCATGAGCTGGCGTGGGAAAACGTCACGTGGAGCGAGGGCGCCGAAGTCGTGCATGAGGTCTACGGCCGCGCACAACCGGAGACGGCCCGTTACACCTGCCCGCATTGCGGCTCGTTGTGGGACGACGCGACGCGCATTCGCGCCGTTCGTCGCGGGCGATGGGTAGCGACGGCACCGTTTCACGGCGTCGCCGGCTTCCGCATCAACGAGCTGGTGTCGCCGTTCCCCGGCTCGAACATGGCCGAGCTGGTCAAGAAGTGGCTGACGGCCGACAGGGCGCTGCGCGAGGGCGACGATACGAAGATGCGTTCGTTCGTGAACAACTCGCAGGGCCGGGCGTACAAGTACAAGACCGATCTGCCCGAGCTGGACGTGCTCGCGCAACGTGCGCTGCCATACGCGGAGCTGACGGTGCCGCTCGGGGGTCTGGTGTTGACACTTGGCGTCGACGTGCAGCACGACCGGCTCGCAATCGTCCTGCGTTCATGGGGGCGCGGCGAGGAAAGCTGGCTCGTCGCATGGGGCGAGATCTACGGCAACGTGACGGAGCAGCAGCAAGACCCGATGACAGGCGGCGTATGGGGCGCGTTGACGATGCTGTTGTCGCACGCATACCGGCATGAGAACGGCTGGCTGTTGCGTGTCCGTGCAACGTCGATCGACTCGTCGGACGGTGCGACGTCGGACGCCGTATACAGGTATGTGCGCGCGGCGCAGCAGGCCGGTTACAACGTCATGGCGGTCAAGGGCAGCAGCAACGTCGACGCGGAGATCTTCAGCGTGCCGAAGGCGTCGATCGACTCGACGCGCAACAACAGCAAGGCGGCGAAGTACGGGCTGCGGCCGTATATGGTCGGCGTCAGCCGGGCGAAGGATCTGATCCTCGAAAACCGGCTGAAGCTCGAAGGCGATGGGCCGGGCCGGATGCACTGGTACAGCGGCGTGCGCAGCGACTACTTGCAGCAGCTCACGGCGGAGGTCAAGGTGCCAGGGCCACGTGGCGGTAAGCGCGTGTGGAAGAAGATCAGTCCGCGCAACGAGGCGCTGGACTGCGAAGGGTACGCGCTGCACGCGGCCCGCAGTGTGAAAGTGCACCTGATGACCGAGGCGCACTGGCAGGTCGAGCAGCATCGCGCATCGCAGGTGTCGCTGTTTGATGCGGTCCCGGTACTGGAGGCATTGCCGGCGGCGCTGCCGGCCGAGGTACTTCCTGATCCGCCGGTCGAAGAGACCGTAACAGAGACTCCGCGGCCGTCGCCGCAGGTAGTAAAACCCACCGAAACCCCGCCCCCGAGCGGGGTTTCGCGCATTCAGGGGCGTCGTGTCGGTCGCTCGACGTACCTGAAGCGGCGCTAAACGAGGGAATGGCATGGGCTACACAAAACAGGATCTGCAGAACATCCAGTCTGCAATCGCGAAGGGCGAGCTGGAAGTGCAGTATGCCGACCGGCGCGTGAAATATCGCTCGATCAGCGAGCTGCGCGAGGCACGCACCGAGATCATTCGCGACCTGAACGGCGCGGCCGGGCGTTCGTCGATCGTCCGGATTCGCCACGCCGGCAAGGGGGTGCGATGAAGGCGGGCTTTCCGTCACTCGCGCGTCGCGGATTCGTGGTGCCGACGCGGCTGAAGGCGGCGGCATACGAGTCGGCGAGCACGACTGGCGCACGGGCGAAGTCGTGGCGGGCGTCAAGCGCGGGACCGAACGCGGCGGCGGCGCAAAACCTGCCGCTACTGCGCTCGCGCGCTCGCGATGCGATCCGAAACGACCCGTGGGCGAAGACGGCGATTGCCAGACTCGTATCGAACACGATCGGGAACGGCATCCAAGCTCACCCGAAGCATCCGAACGCTGCGGTGCGAAAAATGCAAAAGCAACTTTGGGAGGATAGCTGCGAGGAGATCGACGCGGACGAGCTGTTCGACATGGCGGGCGTGCAGACGCTTGCCGCACGGACGTTTTTCAGTGACGGCGAGGTACTTGTTCGTCGTCAGTTCCGCAGTCCGAGCGAAGGTTTGGCGGTCCCGTTGCAGATCCGGCTTCTCGAAGGCGACCTGCTGCCGATGGAGAAGAACGAGATCGTCCCCGGCGGGGGCGAGATCGTCAACGGCGTCGAGTTCAATGCGGACGGTCGACGCGTTGCGTATCACCTGCTGCAGCGTCATCCCGGCGAGTACGGGCGTGCATCGACGGCCAACATGCAGACGGTTCGTGTGCCGGCCGACGAGATTGCGCACGTGTTCCTCGCGCTCCGGCCCGGCCAGGTGCGGGGCGTTCCCGAGCTGTCGACCGTGCTGCTGCGGCTGAAGTCGCTGGACAACTTCGATGATGCGGTGCTGTTCCGGCAGGAGGTCAGCAACCTCTTTGCCGGATTCATCACGAAGCCGCCCGCCGAGCCGGGCCTGCCGGGCGATCCAGTCACGGGCGCGGCGATGGAGTACGACGTCGACGGCTTCTCGCCGGTCGTTTCGCTCGAGCCGGGAAGCATGCAGGAGCTGGCCCCCGGCGAAGACGTCAAGTTTGCGGAGCCGCCGGGCGCGGGGACCGACTACGGCCCATTCATGCGTCAGCAACTGATGGCTGCTGCGGCGTCGGTCGGCATGCCGTACGAAGTCCTGACGGGCGATCTGCGCGACGTGAGCGATCGGGTGCTGCGGGTGATCTTGAACGAGTTCCGGCGGTCGATCGAGCAGTTCCAGTGGAACGTGTTCATTCACCAGTTTTGCAGGAAGGTCTGGCGCTGGTGGGTCGACGCATGTGCGCTGTCGGGCGCGATGGCGATGCCCGACTACTACCGACGACGGCGCGAGTACCTGCGGGTGCGGTGGGTGCCGCAGGGCTGGCCATATATCCATCCGGTGCAGGACGTCACGGCGAAGCGGATGGAGATCCGCTCCGGGCTTGCGAGCCGGACAGGTGCAGTCCTCTCGCGCGGTGACGATCCGGAGCAGGTCGATCAGGAGAACGCGGACGATCTCGCGCGCGAGCGCCGGCTCGGAATTCGATATGACACGCTCGATCCCATCGACGGGGCGAGCGATCTTTCTAATGGGGATGGCGAATGAAAGGCAAGAAGCGGTGGTGGGACATCCGCGCGCAGGCGAACGCGGCGGGCGGGAACGAAGTCGAGATCCGGATCTACGGCGACATCGGATTTTGGGGCACCGACGCGGAACTGTTTGCGACGAAGCTGGACGAGGTAGCGTCGACAGCGACGTCGATCGTCCTCGCGATCAACTCGATGGGCGGCGACGTGTTCGATGCGTTCGCGATCTACAACGCGGTGCGTCGGCATAGCGGCAAGGTGACGGGGCGCGTCGACGGTGTCGCCGCATCGGCTGCGTCGCTGATCCTGATGGCATGCGACACGATCGAGATGCCGTCGAACGCGAGGCTGATGATCCACAACCCGAACACAGTCGCGGCCGGCGAGGCGGAGCATCTGCGCAAGCTCGCCGATCTGCTGGACAGCACGTCCGACAGCATGTTGGCGGCCTACGTCGAGCGCAGCGGCCGAACCGCAGAGGAAGTCCGCGCGATCATGGATGCCGAGACCTGGCTCACGGCCGCGCAGGCGAAGGAGCAAGGCTTTTGCGACGCGATCGTGGATCCGATCCGGATCGAGGCGTATGCGGGCGCGGCACGGCTCGCCGCACGCTATGCGGCGGTGCCGGCCGAGATCCGCGCCGTGCTGGAGGACGACAGCGAGGTGACGCCGGCCCCGGAGCCTCATCGGCTGCCGACGCCTACACCAGCGCCGGGCCCGGACGTGTCGGTTCTCGCTGCTCACGTGTACAGCGCGTGCCGCGACGCGCGCATCGAACACTGCGCGGAAGGCATCGTGCTGGCGACCGGCCTGCGGGATCGCGCGAGCGTCGACGCCGCGATCCGCAACGCGCAGGATATCGCCGGTATCTGTCTGGCCGCGAGTCTGACCGAGCTGACGGCCGGCTTCGTATCGGATGGCCTGTCGCCGGATCAGGTTCGTGCGCGGCTGTTCGAGCGCATGACGGCCTCGCAGAAGCCGATCAACCATCGTGCTGCCCCGGTTGCGTCGCAAGACGCACCCGTGGTCGCGAATGCGCCGCGTGCGGCGTCCATCTACGCGGCTCGCAAGAGCGGCAAGTAACTTTGACGCAACCCGAGGAGGGGAAAACTCATGTCGAACTGGAAGGTACAGGCCGCTCTGACGGCTGAATTTCTCGTGTCGGAGGGTAACGGGCAGATCTCGCGCGAGCGGATCGTCGTGAAGGCTGGTCCGGCGCTGCCGGCCGGGCAGGTGCTCGGCGTGACCAGTACCGGCGAATACGCGCCGTACGACAACGCCGCGAACGACGGTTCCGAAGTCGCCGCAGCGGTGCTCTACGCGCCGCTGGCGGCGTCCGAAGCGCCGCGACCGGCGACGGGTGTCGTCCGGCTCGCTGAAGTCGCTGGCGGGCTGCTCACGGGGCTCGATGCAGCCGGTCGCGGTGATCTCGCCGAGCGACACGTGATCGTCCGCTGATCGCATCACGCCCCATTCAAGGCCACGCCAACCGCGTGGCCTTTTTTGTATCCATTTTCATGTCGGAGGTTGTATGGCGGATATCGCCCTGTTTCAAGACGATGCGTTTTCGCTGTCGTCCCTGAGTGCTGCGATCAACGAGCAGCCGTATGTGCCCGGCCGGATCGGCACGCTCGGCCTGTTCGAAGAGGACGGCATCACCACGACGACGGTGCAGATCGAGCGCGATGGCGACACGCTGTCGCTCGTCGCGTCTGGCCAGCGCGGTGCGCCGGCCGCTGTTGTCGCGGGCAGCAAGCGCAACATGATCCCGTTCAACACGGTGCATCTGCCGCAGCGCGCGGTGATCATGGCCGACGAAATCGCGAACCTGCGTGCGTTCGGCTCGGAAACGGAGCTGGAGGCGCTGCAGACCGTCGTGAATCGCCGGCTCGCGAAGATGCGCCGCCAGCTCGACGCGACGCATGAATTCCACCGCATCGGTGCAATCAAGGGCGCGGTGCTCGACGCGGACGGCAAGACGGTGCTGATCGATCTGCTGAAGTACTTCGGTATCGAGCAGACGGTCATTCCGTTCGAGCTGTCGACCGCGACCACCGAGATTCGTCAGAAGTGCATCGAGGTGCAGGACGCGATCGAAGATGCGCTCGGTGCGATGACGTACACCGGCGTGCGCGTGCTCTGCGGGCGCGAGTTCTGGAACAAGCTGATCGCCGCAAAGTCGGTGAAGGAAACGTATCTCGCGTCCGTGATGGCCGCGCAGTTGCGTGGCGACGCGCGCGACGCGTTCGACTTCGGTGGCTGCACGTTCGAGCGTTATCGCGGGCGCGTCGGCGATGTCGGGTATGTCGCGGACGACGAAGCGCATGCGGTGCCGGAGGGCGTGTCCGATCTGTTCATCACGCGTTTCGCGCCGGCCGACTACGTCGAGGCGGTGAACACGACGGGGATTCCGTACTACGCGAAGCAGGAGCTGATGCCCTTCGGCAAGGGCGTCGAGGTCGAGGCGCAGTCGAATCCGATCCACCTGTGCACGCGCCCGAAGGCGCTCGTCAAGCTGAAGGCGTGACATGGCGTTCCGGGATCTGATGGCCGACGTCGACACGGCCGTGAAGCGAGACCTGTCGGACGAGGTCAAGATCGATGGCAAGCCGCTGGAAGGCATGTTCAAGGCGCCTTGGCTCGGCCCGGCTCTCGGAACGCAACGCACGCAGCTCGTTGCGCCGATCCTCGACATCACGGACGACGACGCGGCACGCGTGCGTGAGGGCAGCATCGTCGAAGCGGGTGGCGAGCGGTTCCGTGTCTTCGAGATCCACCCGACCGGCACGGGCTGGACGATCCTGATTCTGAGGTGACGATGGATCTGCTTAAGGTTGAGATCGACGTTAAGGGGGCGCTCGAAGCGCTCGCGGGCCTGCCGCCTGCAGCAATGCAGGCGGCATGGCGTCGGACGCTGCGCAAGACGGGCGCATGGATTCGCAGCCAGACGGCGAAAGAGGTCAGCGGCGCGACGGGCATTCAACAGAAGTTGCTGCGGCAGCGGATGTACTTCTTCATGCGTTCGCTTGATACGGGCAAGGTGTGGCTCGGGCTGAATCCGATCGAGGCGCACCGGCTCGGCGCGGTACGGCGGACGAAGAAGGGGATGCGTGCCGGCAAATCGCTGTTCGAGGGCGCGTGGCGCAAGACCAAGGCGCAGCCGGACGGCGCAATCTACCGCCGCACCGGGAAGGCGCGAACGCCGTTCGAGGTGGTGACGGTCGAGTGGGCGCAGACGGGAGATCCGGCATTTCGACGGGCGGCACGTGCGTGCGAGGCGCGGCTGATGACGGTCCTTCGGCAAGAGGTCGACTATGAACTGCAAAAGGCGGTGAACCGTGCTCGCTAACCTGAAACAACTGCACGACGGAATCGAGGCAGGACTGCGCGAGCGGCTGCCGGATCTCGAACGCATCCATGCGTATCCGAAGATCGGCAAGTCGATCGACACGCCGTTCATCGCGATCGAGCTTGCGGAGCTGGAGCCGGGGCACGATGACGGAACGGGTCGGGTGCCGCTGATCGCGCGCATGCAGGCCCGCGTGATCGTCGACCCGCTGGTGGAGGATGCCGAGGTCCAGGTGCGCGAGCTATCGGCGCGCGTGCTGCAAACGGTGCACGGCGCGACATGGGGGCTGCCGATGACGCCCGGCAAGCAGGTCGGATCGGCCGGTGAAGATCCCTTTCGGCCCGAGCTGGATACGTATCTCGTTTGGCTTGTCGAGTGGGTGCACGAATTCGACCTGGGCGATGCGTACGAGCCGCCGACGAAGGGGCGTGCGGTGGTGTGGGGTGTCGATCCGGAGACGGGGCCGGGGCACGAAGACCACTACTGGAATCCAGCGGAACAGGGGCGGGGTGACGTGTGAGCGACTTTGAGCTTGGCGAAATGGATCGCCGTATGGCGTGCCTGACGCAATCCGCGGTCGTGGAGGCGATCACGTACGACCCGCCGCGCGTGAAAGTGCGTGTCGGCGATTGGGTGAGCGACTGGCTCAAATGGCAGGCCGGTGCTGCCGGCAAGGTTCGGCATTGGCGTCCGCCGTCCGTCGACGAAGAGGTCGCCCTGTGGGCGCCGTCCGGCGATCTCGCCGGTGCGTTCGTCGCGCCCGGCTACTACACGGAGCAGCACGGCGGGTCCGGTCGATCGAGTCCCGACGAGACCGCGACCGACTTCCCGGACGGCGCATTCGAGCAGTACAACCATGCGAGCCACGAATACGTGCTGTCGGTGCCGGCCGGTGGTCGGATCGTGTTCCGCATCGGTGGTACGGAGTTCGAGCTGAAGGCGGACGGCGCAATGCTGCGCAGCGCGAAGTTGCTGGCAGACGTGCCGGACTCGACGTTCACGGGCAATACAACGACGGAGCAACTGCTGACGTTCAACGGCGGCATGCAGGGCAAGCCGGGCGAGGGTGGCGGTGTCGCGATGAAGATCGCTGGTGGTGCTGAATATACCGACGACGTTGTTGCCGGCGGTAAGTCGCTCACGAAGCACAGGCACCGCGAAGAAGGCGACGGCGAGCTGGTTAGCCCGCCAGTGTGAGCACAGCAAAGTAACTTTTGACCCCGCCCGTGCGGGGTTTTTCGTTTGTGGAGGTGGTTATGGCGAAAGACGCACAGCAGGGCGGGGCGGCGGCTCCCGTGACATTCATCGATACCGAGTTCCGCAGCCGCGTGATCGTGTTTCCGGACGGCTCGCACGTTGCCGTGCTGGCCGGCAAAACGGAAGTGACGGAGCCCGAGCACATCGCGTATCTCGAATCGCGCGAGTGCTTCAAGCGCATTCCGACGAAGGCGCAGTGATGGTCGCGCTGGTCGGTATGTGTCGCCGCACGGGCCGACTGATCGGCGGAGTCGAGCATCTGGTGCAGAGCATCGCGGACATTCTGAGCACGCGCAAGGGAACCCGTCGCCAGCGGCCCGATTACGGCTCGGATCTCCCTGCGATGGTGGACCTGCCGGTCACGCGCGGATGGATATCGGCGGCACAGGCCGAAGCCGCGCGTGCAATCGGACGGTGGGAGCCACGTATTGCACTGGATAGCGTGAAGGCGCTGTCTGTCGTGGACGGCAAAGTAACTTTTCGGATCGCCGGGCAGTACAACGGCGATGACGTTGTATTCGAGGTGACGATATGACAGTGATCGATCTGTCGGCGCTTGATCCGCCGGATCTCGTCGAAACGCTCGACTTCGAGGAGGTGTATCAGCGCAAGCTGGAGCACTTCAAGCGCATCTATCCGGATTGGACGGCAGCGCTCGAATCCGACCCGGTCGTGAAGTTGCTGGAGCTGGCCGCGTACGAGGAAATCCGGTTTCGGGCGCGTGTCAACGATGCCGGACGTGCCGTGCTGCTGGCCTATGCAACGGGGGCGGATCTCGAACACCTCGCGGCGCTCTGGAACCTGAAGAAAGAGATCGTCGATCCCGGCGATCCGGAGGCGCACCCGCCGATTCCGGTCACGTACGAGCGCGATGAGCGCTTGCGACTGCGCACGCAGATGGGGATCGAGCGTGCGTCGACGGCCGGGCCGTCAGGCGCGTATCGATCGCTCGCGATGGACGCGTCAGCGGATGTCGCCGACGTGCGCGTCGACCATCCCGAGCCGGGTGTCGTGCGCGTGGTCGTGAAGTCGTATTCGAACGACGGGGTCGCGAGCGCTGCACTGCTCGACACCGTGCGCCGTGCGCTTACGCCTGAGGATCGTCGGCCGCTTAACGACACACCGCTCGTCGTGCCGGCGCGGCCGGTCAATTACGCGATCGTCGCCGACGTCTACATCGGGCGCGGGCCTGATCCGGGTGTTGTGCTCGCTGCGCGACGGCAGGATCTCGATATCGCTGTTGCGGCAGGTGGGGGATTGCGAGTCGGGATGCCCAGATCGGCAATAACCGGGGCGCTGCATCCGAAGGAATCGGGCGTCATGCGGGTCGATTTGCAATCCCCAGCGGCCGATGTCGTATGTGCGATCGACGAGTTCGCGCGCTGCACGTCGATCGTGCTCAATCCGAAGGTGAACGATGACGACTGAAGCATTGTTGCCGACGAACCAGACGAGCCTTGAGGCAGCGCTTGCTCAGGTGATGCGGCCGAGCGTTGATCCCGACGTGATCCGGACGCTTTGGGACGCCGATCGCTGTCCGGTTGCATTTTTGCCGTGGCTCGCGTGGTCGCTCGCGGTCGACGGGTGGGAACTGGCGGAGTCCGAAGACGCGCGACGCGCACTGATCAAGTCATCGCTGGCGATCTACCAGCGCAAGGGTACGCCGTGGGCGATTCGCGAGATCGTGCGGCGGCTCGGTTTCGGCGAGATCGATATTCAGGAGGGGCGTCAGATCAAGCGCCGCGACGGATCGTTTAAGCGGAACGGCCGGTATCGGTACGGCGGCTCGACTGCTTGGGCCGAGTACATCGTGACGCTGCGGCAACCGGTGACGCGGGATCAGGGAGAAAACCTGAAGCGGGCTATCGAACGCTACGCGCCCGCGCGCAGTGTGCTGGCGTGGCTCGATTTTTCGGAGGTTGCGATCCGGCATAACGGACTCGCGACGCGCAACGGTCAATATACGCGAGGGGTAATCGGAACATGGCCGATTTGAAGGAAGAGAGTAAGTGGGAACCGGGGATTCGCCAGTTTGAGACGGAAGACCCGGTGCAGGGTGGCCCGGACGGCGTCGACAACATCGCACTCAAGCAACTTGGCAACCGGACGCGATACCTCAAGGATCGTGCGGACGCGGCAGACAAGGTCGTCGCGGGCCTTGGGAGCGGGAAGCTGGACAAGTCGGGCGGTGCGGTGTCGGGGGCGCTGCTCGGAAAGCCCGGCGCGATCGCTGGCAACAACCCGAAGAACGTCGGGTATGCCTTCGATGGCGATCCGGATACGGGCATGTTTTCACCGGCAGATGGTCATCTGCAGCTCGGCGCGAACGGCGTGCCCTACGTCGTGATGCTCGGAAACAATCTGACGCTCAATCCCGGTGGTTTCCTGTTGTTCAACTCGGGCGGGGTCGAACGCGGTCGGTTCACGCCGGCCGGTCGATTGCTGCTCGGGACGACCGACGACAACGGCCGAGACGGGATGCAGGTCGCTTACCGTGCGTCGTTCGCGAACGGCGTTCAAATTACCGGGCTGGAAGGGGCTGACGGCGGGCATCTTCGGATGACCGACCCGAACTACGGGGTGCTGTTGCGCCATGACGGGATGTCTGCGTATTTGCTGCAGACGAAGAAGGGTGATCCGCTTGGCACGTGGAACACGTACCGCCCGTTTGCATGGTCGCTGGACACGGGTGCTGTCACGATTGATGGGACGGGGCTGGGCACCAAGCTCGGCGGGGCGGTCGATATGGCTGGCGACCTCACGCTGAAACGGACGGCTGGAGAAGGGCGGATATATCTGGGCCAGAACAGCGGCTACTTCTATGCCAATGCGGGCGGTGTCGGCTGGTTTTCGGCGACGGAAGGTGCTTTCCAGTACTACTTCGGCAACCGAACGTTTCGCATCGACGGTCAGCCTGTATGGCATTCCGGAAACCTGACGCCGCTCGATCTCAATATCGGCGGAACCTCGAAGGGGACGCTCTCGTTTGCTCCGGGGGCGCGCATCATCCTGTCCGAAGGTACGCCGCAGAATCCGTCGCTGACGTTCGACAAGGACGGTGCGCCGGATACCGGGCTGTACCACATCGCCGATGGCGAGTTTGGCGTGACCTGCAACGGATTGGTCAACGTACGATTCACGGCCAACAAAGGCACGATTTTTGATCGTGCGGTTCAGGTTCCGACTCCGGCCGCCGGTGACAGGTCGAATAACGCAGCGTCGACAGCGTACGTCGTCGACGCGATCGCATCGGCGTCGATCGGCCAGATCATTTTCGAGTCCCGGACAGCGCCGCGTGCTGGATGTCTCACGCTCAACGGCGCCGTGCTGAATCGAGCGGATTATCCGGCCTTGTGGGCCTATGCGCAGGGCAGCGGCACGCTGGTCGAAGAGAAGGATTGGGCGAGTAACAATTGGGCTTCGTTCTCGACTGGCGACGGAGCTACCACGTTCCGGATTCCGGAGTTTCGAGGTGAGGGCATTCGGTGTGCCGACGTCGGTCGCGGTGCCGATCCCGGCCGGCGAGTCGGGACGTGGCAGGACAGCCAGAACCGCTCGCACGCGCACGGCGCTTCGGCTGCCGCGGTCGGCGATCACGTGCACGGCGCTTGGACTGACTCGCAGGGCTTTCACGCACACCACGGCAACACGGCCGGCGCTGGTAGCCACGATCACCAGATCAATTATCCGCTTCCTCAATACGGCGGAGACACTGATCGAGGCAGTGTAGCTAGCGTCTTCTCGATTGATAACGAGGTCCGCAATGCGCGTACGTCTGCGGTCGGCGACCACGCACACGCGTTCGACACGGACGGTGCGGGGGCGCATGGGCACAACATCGGTATGAACGGAGCCGGGGCACACAGTCACGCCATCACGGTGGCGGCAGATGGCGGCGCAGAGGCGCGCATGCGCAACATCGCCGTGCTCGCCATGATCCGGGCATTCTAATTAGTGAGGTAGAGCATGCTTTGCAATCAATACGACAGTTTGACGGGGCAGTACATTGTGAGTTTTCTGGCCGACGTCGATCCGATGAATTCCAGTCGCTATCTGGTGCCCGCGTTCTGCACGCTCGAACCGCTGCCCGAGCGTGAGCCGCGTACGTGGCCGTTCTGGCGCAACGACAAATGGGAAATGCTGCCGGACTATCGCGGTGTGCGCCTCTATCGCACCGAGTCCGGTGCTGTGGCTGAGATCACGGTCGCAGGTGTGACGCCGGATGAGGTGGGATTGACCGAAGTCCCGCGACCGTCCGACGCGCATGTTTGGCGTGATGGTGCATGGGCGATCGACGAAGACATCGTTGCCGGCAGGGTTCGCGAAGCGGCGATGAATGACTTCTTCGCGAGACTGGAGAAGGCGCGCAAGCAGAATCTCGGCAAATCGGACGCACGCGTGACGGGTCGGCTGTCGGATCTCGAAGCGGCAACGTTCGATGCGTGGGCCGACTATCAGGTCGCACTGGTGCGTGTCGTCGAGTCGCCGGATTTTCCGGCGCAGATCGCGTGGCCGGATGAACCCGATCCGGATGCCATTCTCGCGAAGGTGCAGGCCGAGCGGGCGGAGAAAGCGGCTCGCGAAGCTGACGAAGCAGCGAAGCGCGAAGCGGAAGCGAAGCAGGCCGAAGCAGATCGCGCGGCAGCAGAGGCAGCGACGCCGACTCATGCCGACGACGCTGAACCGATGCCCGAGTCGGGCGAGACCACCAAAAAGTAACTTTGCCGATGCCACTCGCCTGATTGGCGTCGTTTCGTTTCAAGCCGCTCCGATGAGCGGCTTTTTTTATTTCCGGAGATCCGCATGGCAGCGACTTCCTTTTTCCACGGCATCACGACAACGATCGTCGACAGCGGGCCGCGCACGATCGCCGTGCCGTCATCGTCGGTCGTTGGTATGGCCGACACGTACACGCCCGGTCCCGATCTGGCGCAGCCGAACGTTCCCGTGCAACTCACCAGCTACGGCGAAGCGGTACGCGCGTTCGGGGAGAACAGCGCGATCGCGCGGGCTGCCCGCGCGATCTACGCGCAGAGCAGCGCGGTTGTAATCGCGGTTGGCGTGCCGGTAGCGGCGGACGCGGCGCAGCTCACGTCAGCGATTATCGGCGGTGTCTCGGCCGGTGGCGCACGCACGGGCATGCAGGCGCTGCTCGACGCGAAGTCACGTTTCAACGCACAACCGCGCTTGCTGATCGCACCTGGGCATACGTCCAAGCAGCCGGTCGCGACGGCCGCTGACTCGCTCGCCGGCAAGCTGCGTGCAGTGGCCGTAATCGATGGTCCGAACGTCGACGACGAGGCAGCGATTGCGTACGCGAAGAATTTCGGCAGCAAGCGCCTGTACATGGTCGACCCCGGCGCGAAGGCATGGGACAACGCGACGAACGGCGAGATCGCACTGCCGGCGTCGCCGTACGCGGCGGGACTCTTCTGTCAGACCGACGCGAAGATCGGCTTCTGGGCGTCGCCGTCGAACAAGGAGATCGTCGAGATCACGGGCACGGGCCGGCCGATCGAATACCTCGACGGCGACGAGACGTGCCGCGCGAACCTGCTCAACAACGCGAACATCACGACGATCATTCGCGACGGCGGGTATCGCCTCTGGGGGAACCGCACGCTGTCGGCCGATCCGAAGTGGAAGTTCGTCACGCGCGTGCGAACGCTCGACATCGTGATGGATGCCGTGCAGGCCGGCCACAAATGGGCGGTCGATCGCGGCATCACGGCGACGTACGTCAGCGACGTGACCGAAGGGCTGCAGGCTTTCATGCGCGACCTGAAGCGTCAGGGCGCAGTGATCAACTTCGAAGTCTATCCGGACCCGCTGCTGAACACGGCGAGCCAGCTCGAAGACGGCAAGGTGTACTGGAACATCCGATTCACGGACGTCCCGCCGGCCGAAAACCCGATTTTCCGCTTCGAGGTCACGAACCAGTGGCTGACCGAAGTGCTGGATAACCAGATCTAAGGGAGGAACGATGATTCCGGAAACTCTGTATAACTGCACCGCGCACGTCGACGGCCGCGGATACGCCGGTCGCGCAACGAGCGTGACGCCGCCGAAGCTGAAGATCAAGACGGACGACTTTCGCGCGGGCGGGATGGACGCGACGGTCAAGGTCGATCAGGGCATGGAAGCGCTCGACGCATCGTTCGCAATGTCGACGATGGAGTACGAAGTGCTGCGCTTCTTCGGGCTGGTGGATCAGGGGGCGTTCAACGCTGTTTTTCGCGCGGTCTTCATGGACCGTAGCGGCAAGACGAAGAACGTCGCCGCGTATATGCGCGGCATGTTGCATGAAATCGATCCGGGTGACTGGAAGCCGGGCGACAAGTACGAGGCGAAATTCTCGGTGTCGTGCGACTACTACAAGCTGGAGATCGCGGGCCAGATCGTGCACGAGATCGACATCTTCGCGTGCAAGCGCGTGATCAACGGCATCGACCAGCTCGCCGAAGTCCGTAAGGGTCTCGGCATGTAATTGCCACGTCGACGTCACTCGACGGACACGCAGCAAAGCTACTTTATTCACTCAATGGCGAGCCGACAGCTCGCCATTTTTCATTTCAGGAATCGCAATGGAAAAGGTCACGGTCAAGCTCACTTATCCGATCAAGCTCAATGGCGTCGAATGCGACAAATTCACGATGCGCCGGCCGAAGGTGCGCGACATGCGCGGGGCGCAGAAGCTCGCGCCGAATGATGCCGAACAACAGGAGCTGATCCTGTTCGCGAATCTCGCCGACGTCTCGCCCGACGACATCGAAGAAATGGACATGGCCGATTACGAGCGCGTGCAGGACGCCTACTACTCCTTTCGATCCGTACGCGAAGCTGGACCGAAAGACGCTCAAGGCGCTGGCGAATCGGCTGGTGCGTGAATGCGGCATGTCGCCGACGTCGATCGACGAGATGACGGTCGACGACATGCTCTGGTGGTTGACGGATTGAGGGGGCCGGGATGGCGAAAGACTTAGCGCTTGGCATCGTGATCGGCGGGGCCGTCTCGGCAACGTTCGGGAAGGCGATCACCGACACGTCGTCGAAGATCGACGCGATGAAGAAGCGGGCGAACGACTCGCGGCTCTGGCAGCGCCAGATTGGCGAGACGATGCGCGTGCAGGATGAGTTCCGTCGCCTGCATCTGGCGGGCGACAGCGCGGCGGACGGCATCCGCCGCAAGCTCGACAGCAATCTGAAATCGTTGCGAGACGCTGGCATCGAGGTCGGCCGGCTCGATCGCGCGTATGCGCAACTCGGGCGAACCGCTCGCGGGCTGGATCTGAAGGTGGCCGGCCGCGAGCGACTGGCAGCCGGGCAAGAGGCCGGTCGCGGCGTGATTGGCGATGCGATGAAGCTGACGGCGGCAGTCGCGGTGCCGGCGACGATCTCGGCGAACTATCAGGCGATCATCCGCGACATCGCGATCAAGGCCGGCATCGCGCGCACGCAGGAAGAAGCCGCGATGGGGGCGCGGATCAGGCGTGACGCCGGGGCGAACGGTATCGGCCGCAACGAGCTGGCCGACGCCGTCAACCAGATGGTCGCGGGCGGCATGGATCTGGATCGCGCGCTCAACTTCGCGCCGCTGGTTGCGAAGTTCTCGATCGGCCAAGGGGCGACGACGGTCGAGACCGCGAAGATGATCCAAGCGCTGCAGCAGAACGCGGAGATCGTCGACCCGAAGCAGATGTCGAAGGCGCTCGAATCGATCGCGTATCTCGGCAAGGAAGGGTCGTTCGAGTCCGTCGACATGGCGCGGTGGTTCCCGGTGCTGCTCGCCGAAATGAAGAAGATCGGCATCACGGGGCAGGACTCGGTGACGCAGCTCGGGGCGATGCTCCAGGTGCAGATGAAGACGGCCGGTAGCTCGGACGAAGCCGCGAACAACCTGAAGAACTGGTTTTCGAAGATCGGATCGGGTGAGACCGAACGCAACTATGCGAAGGCCGGCGTCGATTATCAGGCCAAGATGCGCGAGGCGATCGGCAAGGGCTGGTCGACGCTGGAAGCGTCGTTCGTGCTCGCCCGCGCGTACATCGAGCGCGTCGATCCCGCCAAGGCGAAGCAACTCGCGGCTGCGGCGAAGCAGTTCAATTCCGAGATGGACCCCGCCAAGCGTCAGACGCAGATGGCCGCGTTCGCCGAGACGATGAAGACCGGCGACCTGTTCAACGACATGCAGGTCAAGGCGGCGCTGACGGCGTACATGCAGAACGCCGAGCTGTATTCGAACCTGAAGCGCAACGCGCAGCAGGCGAGCGGCGAGATTCAGAAGGATCTGGAAGCGCGTCGGGAGACGTCCAAACAGATCTGGAGCGAGGTCGGGCAGCGATGGGACGACGCGATGCGCAGCATCGGCGACGCGTTGCGACCGGTCACGGATCGCGTTGGTGAGGCCGCGAAGGGAGCCGGCAGCGGCATCCAGTCCGCAGCAGACAGTGCCCCGAAGGCGACGGCCGCTGTCGTCGGCATCGCCGGCACGGTGCTCGCGGTGCGCGGAGCAAAGGCACTTTGGAGTATCGGTCGCGGCATGTTCGACATCGCGCGCGGCACGCTGTTGGCGCGTGGTGGTCGAGACTCGGCAGGGCGGAAGGGGGCTGCGGGTGGACCTGTCGGTCGCGCGCTCGATGCGCTCGGCGGAGCTGCCAGCGCCGCTGGTGGCGTGCAGCGTGTGTTCGTTGTGAACATGCCCGGCGGCGGCATCGGCGGTGGCGGGCTGGGTGATCTGATGGGTGGTGGGCGTGCCGGTCGAGCCGCGCGTCGTGCCGCAGCTCGGGCGGGGCGGCTCGGGAGGATCGGGCGGGTCGTCAACGCGGGACGTGCACTCTTCGGTCGGGTCGCGCCGTGGGCAGGGAAGCTTGCCGTGGCGGGGACCGTGCTGAAGTTTGGCCTTGCGGCTCGCGAAGCGTACGCCGTCGCGTCGAGCACCGACACGAACGAGCGGAAGGCGAGCCGCTTCGCCGGCATCGCCGGCAGTCTCGCGGGCGGTGTGATCGGCGCGAAGGTTGGGGCGACGATTGGTGCGCTCGGTGGGCCGATCGGGTCTGCAGTCGTCGGGGTGATTGGTGGGGCACTCGGGACGTTCGTCGGCGACAAGGCATTGAGCGCCATCGCGAACAAGTTTCTGAGCAGGAAACCGGACGAGGTGCCCGCGAACGCCGAAGCGGTTGCCAAGGCAGCGAAGGTTGCTGAGAGTCCGGCGGCAGATAGCCGCTTCGGGCCGCGTATCGATCAGAAGAACACGTTCGCACCGGTCTTCCACGTGAAGATCGAAGCGAGCGATGCCGACATGGCGAACAAATTCCTCGCGCAGGTCAGTCCGCTGTTGACGCGGGCGCTGGACGAGCATCAACGCAAGGCGAACAGTCGAACGGCAATGTTCGACGCGCCGCATATGTAAGGGGGCGCTATGGATGTGATTCGACAAATCACGGGGGCCGCGACGCAGGCTGGCATTGCGACCGAGCGCGTGCGTCAGATGGTTCGCATATTCGACCGGAATCGTGCGGCAAGCATGGCGACGGTCGACGTGCTGCAGCGTCTCGCGACCGGCAATCTCAGCAGCGCGGCCGAGCTGCTCACGGGCGCGACGAGCGCGCTGTCGGTGGCGTCGGACCTGTTTCCACAGGTCGGCGCGATCATGCGCAGCTTCAACGCGACGCAGGCGTCGATCGGCTCGATTCTGAAGGCGGTCGACGGATCGAATTTCCCCCTTGTGCGGGCTGCCGCCGACAGCGTGAAGTCTGCATTGGGCGGAGCGTGGAATCAATTCAACGCGGCGGTCGGCCTGAAGGACTCGGCGGTGATGGACGTGATCAAGTCGACGGGCGTCGGCTCGATGCTGTCGGGGCTGGTCGACGGAGCGTCGTCGAGCACGCCGCACCTGATGACGATGACGACGGATGCCGGCGACGCGTTCCACTTCAATCTGTCGACGGCCGCTCACGACAAGCTGCGACGCGCGACGCGGTATCGCGTCGCGTCTCAGGAGCGCCTGAATCGTCAGGAGGCGCTTCAGCCGGTCAGTGAAGGGGGCGAGACGATCACGCTGTCGGGCGTCGTGTTCCCGTCGCTTGGGGCAGGCACGAAGCAGATCAGCCGGCTGCGGGCGATCGGCGGCCGGATGAAGCCCGTACAGCTCACGACGGGCGACGGCGAAGTGCTCGGCCGCTGGCTGTTGCAGGCGATCGAGGAGGAACAGGACGCGCTGCTCGCGGACGGCATGCCGCGCAAACAAACATTCTCGGTGGAGTTCGGCCGCTATGGCGAAGACTTTAAGAACGTCTGACGGCGACGTGCTCGACACGCTCTGCTATCGGTACTACGGGACGCTGCAGGGCACCGTCGAGGCCGTCTACGACGCGAATCCGGGGCTGGCGAATCGACCGCAGCCGTTCGCGTCTGGTGTCGAGATCGTGATGCCGGATCTCGATGCGCCGCGTGTCGAGTCGGTCCAGCTGTGGACATAGCGAGGCACGATGGAAGCAATTTTTCAGGTGGTCGCGAACGGCGCGGATGTGACGAAGGTGATTCAGGACCGCGTGCTGGAGATCCGGGCGATCGACAAACCGGGTCTAGACGCAGATGAGTGCACGATCACGCTCGACGATCGTGACGGCCGTATCGAATTTCCTCCGAAGGGCGCGACGTTGAAGGTGTCGATCGGATGGGAGGGGCAGGGGCTGTCGATGCTCGGCGAGTATGCCGTCGACGAGGTCGGATTGCGCGGCCCGCCGGCCAGCGTCGTGATCCGTGGCAAGCCTGCGAACATGCGCGCGACGTCGAAGACGCAGCGATACGGGAGCTGGTCGAACGCGAAGCTGGCCGACATCGTCGGCGACGTCTCGCGTCGTAACAAGTGGTCGGCCGCGTGCGACGTCGACGTCGTCGTGCCGCGCATCGACCAGTTCGGCGAGAGCGATCTGCACTTCATCACGCGCGTGGCTCGGCAGTACGGTGCGACGGCGACGGTCAAGGCCGGCAAGCTGATCGTCCTGCCGCGCGGGGGAGGCAAGAGCGCCAGCGGCAAGCCGCTGCCGATCGTCACGCTTACGCCGGGCGACCTGCTCGATTACGACATTAATTTCCCGGATCGCGCGAGCTTCGCGGCCGTGCGCACGAAGGTGCATGACCGCAAGACGGGGAAGAAGATCGACCTGACGATCCCGAACCCGGATGCGCCGCCAGGTGCGTCCGCGGTACATACCGAACGTCACGCGTTCGCCAGCCCGGAAGCGGCGAAGGCCGGGGCGACGTCGCGAATGGCGACGCTCAACCGGCACACGTCGACGAGCCGGCTGACGATGCGCGGTCGCGCAGATCTGTCGGCCGAGAAGACGATTGCGCTGCAGGGATTTAAGAAGGGCGTGGACGGCGAGTTTCTGATCGAGTCGGTCGAACACACGTTCGCGTCACGCGGGTGGATCACGGTGGTCACATTGAATGGAGGGAACAAGGGGAAAGCGAAGGTCGGACACGGGAAGAAGAAGGGCAAGAAGATCGATCTGGTGGTGCCGGCGCCGAAATAACGCCGCGCACTGTTATTCGAAGGCCGCTCACGGGCAACCGGAGCGGCCTTTCTTTTTATCGGGCAAGGGGAACCGATGCAAGACCATGAAAAGACGATTCTGGAGCTGATCATCATGGGCGGTTTGATTGGCATCGCCAAGGTGTTGGTGGGTAACGAACATTTGACGCTCCGGCTCGTTGCCGGCCGTGCCGTTTTGGGGTCGGCGACGTCGATGGTGGCCGGGCTTGCGCTGCTGCAGATCCCGGATCTGCCGCCGATCGCGCTGCTCGGGCTCGGTAGTGCGCTCGGCATCGTCGGGTCGCAGTACCTCGAAGTGCTGCTGCGGCGGCACGCGAAGCGTGTGTTTGGGGAGAAGTAACGATGGCTCGAATCAGTATTGCCGCCGCAGGCGGAAAGAACCGTGTGGCGTTTCTCGACACAGTCGCGGTGAGCGAGATCGGCGCGGCGTTGCTGGCGAAGTCGGACGACGGCTACAACGTGCTGGTCGGTTCGACCGCGTCGCGTCCGCTGCTGTTCTCCAGCTACGTGTCACATCCGAATGTGCTCAACCGGCAGATCCGTGTGCCGTCGACGGCGGCCGGCCGCTATCAGATCCTGACGCGCTGGTGGCGGATCTATCAGGCGCAGATGAAGCTGCCCGACTTCGGGCCGGTGTCGCAGGATCGGTACGCGCTGCAGCAGTTGCGCGAGCACGGCGCATTGCCGCTGATCGATGCCGGACGGTTTCGTGAAGCTATCGCCAAAGTGTCGAACGTATGGGCCAGTTTGCCGGGGGCCGGCTACGGTCAGCATGAGAACGACATTGAGCATTTGCTGGCCGCGTATCGCGCGGCCGGCGGGGAGGTGGTCGCATGACATGGATCGATCCGCGTATCTGGCTGCTCGTCGTTGCCGGCGTCGTTGCCGGCTCGGCCTGCGGTTACTTCAAGGGACACCGTGACGCTGATCAATCCGCGAAGGTCGCGGATCAGGCGAGGCAGATCGATGACCTTCGGAACGAACGAAACGAGATTCGCCGCCGGCTGGCGGCACAAGAGGGGATCGCAACCGATGCTGCAAAGAAACGTGATCAGGCGGTCGCTGATGCCGCTACTGCCGATGCTGCTGCTGACGGCCTGCGCAAGCAGGTCGCAGTGCTCGTTGCCGACGTCCGGCGTGCCAGCGCTTCGGCCGGAAGCCCGGCAGCCGGCGACGCCCTCGATCTGCTTGCCGACGTGTTCGGCCGGTCTGACGAGCGCGCGGGAGAGCTGGCGAAGATCGCTGACGAGCGGGGCATCGCCGGCCAGCAGTGCGAGCGCAGTTATGACGCGTTGATCGGCGACGCGCAATCCAATCTGCCGCAGTAGCGCGGCGATCGAGGCCGGGCGGTCTCGAAAGAAACAGGGCGACCGAGGAGCGTGCAGGAACACGCTTCCCGGTCGCCTTTCCACTGTCTACGCCAGTGAATCGGCCAAGGCCCTGCTACCTACCGGTAGGCGGGCCGGATTCTACACCAAGTTTTAAAACGGCTTTCACAATGGCAAATCCCATTATTCCTTGGATCGGCGGCAAGCGCCGTCTTGCAGACCATCTCATCCCGCGTTTCCCGGCGCACGACTGCTATGTCGAAGTGTTCGCGGGCGGGGCTGCGCTGTATTTTCTCCGACCGCCAGCCAAGGTCGAGGTCATCAACGACGTGAACGGCGAACTGATCAACCTGTATCGCGTCGTGCAGCATCACCTGGAGGAATTTGTGCGTCAGTTCAAGTGGGCGTTGACGAGTCGGCAG